GACGTATCTGAGATGAGCGGTAGCCCAATGTGGCAGAACAAGCGTGATGGTGAAGTCTTCAGCACAGACGGTGGCAAAACTCACTATTCCCTGTCCGACCCCAACCCCAAACAATACAAGGTAAAAGGAGATAAGAAATGAATAAGACCGAACGATTAGACGAAACTGTAGAAATTATTGAAAGGTGGATTAGAAAAGGTGACGGAACTGTAGACATAACGTACAGCTACGATGGGGGCAAAACCTACATTAAAAAAGGCGAAGCTCACGAACTGAGTATTAAACGTAATAAGGACACACTATGAACCGCACCGAGAAGTTTGAAGAACCAGAAATAGAACAGGCAATAGACAAACACTGTCAGCCTAATCATCAAGAAATAGGCAAGGTAGCAGTAGAAACACCACCAATTTACTTCAAGCCAACAGAAAAACAGCAACATGAAACCGATACCAATAACTGACGAAATGAAAAAATCAGCTTGCAGAGCCGACACTAGGATTATGCGAACGTTTAAGAAAAAGAATGGAAACTATACCAGCCTTAGTGAGCCAGATAGATTTTATACTGGTGTACTTGGCGAACTAGCTTTTCTTGAGCTACTAAAACAAAACAATATAAAAGCAAAATATGCCCCGACATGGAATAACTTAGCTGATAAAGGTGATGTGGTCGTTTACTGTAACGATTACCCACTCAAGGTAGATATAAAAACATCAGGAAAGGCGTTTCACAAAAACCTATGGCTACCAGAAAAACAATACAATCGCTATAACTATAATGGCTATGTTGGAGTTCGGCTAGTAGACGATGTTGCAGAGATACATGGCTATTGCAGTAAAGATGATTTTACCAAGAGCGAACACTCTGGCGCAAAAGTACCGACATGGGGTATAGGGCTTGATGAGCTTCGTGAAATAGACAAGCTATTTGCAAGACTAGATAAGGGCGAAACGCTAATAGTGTTACCCTAGAAAGATGATTGAGCGTATATGTATAACTTGCCACAAACCAATCAAACCGCACAAACCTCGCTCTGTAATAAGGTGTCGGTGTGAAGCGGTCAGCATTTAAGTATCGTGAGTGTACCTATTGTGGCTCGTTATACCACGCCAGTTTGCGTTGCCAGAAAAAGCCACGCAGACCAATGCGACAAGTAGCAGAAAAGACCTTACACAAGAAGCAAGCAACAGACCGAGAATGGTATCAGCTAAACCCACCGAGCGAAAGTGGTACATGGCGTTGCTACTTACAATTAAACAAAGACTGTGAAAAGATACTGACACGCTCAACTATTCAGCTTGAACACGTTAAGAGCAAAGCACGACACCCAGAGCTAAAGTACAGCGTTAGTAACCTCAAACCAGCCTGTGCTAATTGTAATAAACTGAAAGGAAGTTTGGACTTAGAGGATTTAGCATTAAAATATAATCACTTAAAGGTGTATTTATGAAAACTTGTTTGATAGCACGAATGGACAAATCAGGGCTAGGCGCACAAACTAGACGGCTGGCAAGGCTAATAAAGCCCGACAAGGTTGTGATAATTGACAGTAGTAGCTTTAACCTAGCCAAGCAATACCCAGAGTGGTACAAAGATTATAACGTCATTACAATAGATGGCTTCCCGACAGACCAGCAAGTACAAAGCTATGTTGCCGATGTAGATGTGCTAATCAGTTGCGAGCTATTTTATAACGCCAGCACAACCCAGATATGCAACTCTAATGCGGTTGAAACAATCCTAATAGTGAACCCAGAGTTTTTTGACTGGCTTACACCACGCTACTACAACACACCGCTACCGAGTAAAGTAGTTGTACCATCGCACTGGCGCATAGCAGAAATGCACAAAAGGTTTAACGCCACTTATCTACCAACCCCGATATTCAGCGATGAGTTTGAGAACGCTAGAGCCATCAACCTAAAACGTACAGGCAAACGCAAGTACCTGTTTGTTAATGGCAAGACCGCTATACACGACAGGAATGGACTTGAGAGCCTGTACAGAGCCTTAGAACATTCGACAGGCGATTACACTGTAACTATCAAAGCCCAGCAAGATATTAAGAAACACCCCGACCCTCGCATAGTTTATGACTTCACTAACCCAGAAGACAACGAAAAACTATACACAGACTATGACGCACTAATATTGCCTAGACGTTACGCTGGTCAATCCTTACCTATGTGCGAAGCTCTAAGTTCTGGCTTGCCTGTGATTATGACCGACATTGACCCCAACAATATGGCTTTGTCTAAAGACTGGCTTGTGGCAGCTACCCCGATTGGTTCGTTTATGACCAGAACAGAGGTAACTATATTTGAAGCAAACCATGAGCAATTAGCGCAAAAACTTGATATAATAGATGTAGGTTATGACGCAAAACTAAGAGCTATTTATTTGAGCCAAGAATATGACGCAGAAACATTACGGAAAGACTACCAAGAGCTTGTAACAGTATGGTAAATATCGTATTGCCTATAAGCAGACAAGATTATCTCAAGCCTGTGTTCGATAGCCTGAACGCTTTAGACCGACCAATCGACACCGAGCTTATTATCTTAACTGATGGCGACAGGGAACTTGAGCGAGCAGTAGACAGACGACTTGATAGCCTAAATTATTCAAACGTTAAAATCGTCAGCTTTGGTAGCGCACCAGCCAGCACCATAAATGATAGACGTTACCGCATATCTGCAATACATAACCAAGCCAAGCATTACATATCAGAGGATTGTGACTATGTATTTAGCATTGAGGACGATACAACCTACCCACCAGACACGTTAGTTAAAATGCTCGACACCTTTGGTAAGTACGAGGAAACAGGCTTTGTTGAGGGTGTACAGCTAGGCAGACACCGCACACCTTATGTTGGTGGCTGGCTCATAGATGATGTATATAACCCACAGCACATAGAGTCCGTAATGCCACACCCCGACCTACAGCGTATTCAAGCTGGTGGATTATATTGCGCCTTAATAGACGCTCAACTATACAAAATGCACTACTTTGAGCCTTATGACAAAGATGGCAAGAATGGCTTATCTTGTGATGTAAACTTTGGCATATACCTTGCACAGATGGGCTTTAGCTCTTGGATTGACTGGACAATACCTTGCGACCACATAGGCGATAAAGGGTCAGTAAACATAGGCAACACACCGATAAGGAAAGTAACATTTGAATTAAACAAGAATAGATGGGGTGTTGTTATATGAACAGCTACATGGTACTCCACACACCAGATATGGGTCTATATGATGATTATATCGAGATTGAGGGTAGAACAGGGGTGGAAGCACTAGATAATTACTTGCCAGACCATTTTATAGGCAGAGTAAAAAGAATACGAGCCAGAGAAGTTCCAGAGTATTGCTTGCAAAAGTTCGTAGTTATAGATGGCATAAAGTACAGCAAAGGACACAAGGTTTGGTATAAATACCACGCACCGAGAATAAGCATAATAAGCAAAAGTAGCGTATAATATAACTATGACAGTAGACAATCCCAACAATCTACCAACTTCACCAATAGCAGACTTACTACCGACACAGGGCAATCTCAAAGACCTGACCGAAACTAACTATAAGAAGCTCAGGAACGTTATTGACCAGCGTGGCTTCAGCGTGCCTGTTTACGTCTGGGAAGATACAAAGGGCATAAAACACTTACTAGACGGACACCAGCGCAGACAAGTATTAACTACAGAGGGCTGGACAGAACCAATCCCTTACCTAAAAATACCAGCCAAAGACTTACAGGAAGCTATGGCAAGGCTACTCGAAATAACTAGCCAATACGCAACCATTACCCAAGAGGGCATTGACGAGTTCATAGGCACTTACGAACTAAACGAAGCCGATGTTTACGAAGCCACTAGCTTTGACGCTACTACAAACCAAATAAAAGATGAATATGGCACAGATTTTGAGCTGGCAAGCGGAGAAAAAGAGCCGTTTGGTCAAATGACATTTATGCTCGCTGACGAACAGGCGCAGCTGATAAAAGCTGCCGTTACTTCTGCGCACAGCATAAAGGGTGATACATTTGGAAACGAAAATAGCAACGGTAATGCGCCGTATTGGATTGTCGAACAATGGGTAAAGCAAAGCAACTAACAGTCAAAGTTATTCCAAGCAGTATAGCCAACCCTTTCGTTAAAAGAGTTCATTATAGCGGAAAGGTAACATCGAACAGTTCGTTACATTTTGGCGTGTTTTATAACGGCACTTTGCATGGTGTTGCTTCATTCGGGCAAGGAATAGATAAACGTAAAACAATAGGGCTAGTTAAAGGCACTGGCTGGAATGAGTACTTAGAGCTTAATCGTTTGGCATTTGACGATGTGCTTCCAAAAAACTCAGAAAGCCGAGCTTTGTCCGTTATGTTTAAGCTACTCAAAAAAAATGCGCCACAAATTAAATGGATACTTAGTTATGCTGATGGTTCACAGTGCGGAGATGGAACTATATATAGAGCAACAGGGTTTTATTTAACACAAATTAACGACAATAAATCTATGTGGAGAATGCCCGATGGAAATGTTGTTTGTAAGTTAGTGTTCGAAGCTTCATTTGGCAGTAATGGTGGTATCAAAGCACGATACGGCAAGGTTGGAGATAAGGCTTCGTGGACTGCTAATAAGTTTTTAGAATGGGTTGGTGCAGAACTAATATCTGGGTATCAGCTTCGATATATTTACTTAATAGACAAAAACTGCGAATTAAACTGCCCGATATTGCCATATAACACAATAGACGAACGTGGTGCTGGAATGTACAAGGGCAAAAAAGTTACGCTTGCAGAGAGGACGGTAAAATAACGTGCCGTTTTTTGTTTTCAATTTTCATAATTCGCCATTTCTTACTTTGGCTGACATTTTTAAGCAATTCAGTTATACTACTATAGGCTACTTGAACGTCTACCCACGACATGCTTATGGTGTTAAAATATTGGATTTTATAGTAGGGTTCTTTCATAAGTTCAATGATACCGAAGCGACAACAATAATCAAGCAGTTTTTGCGTCAGAAGCATAAAAGTAATGCGGTTATATTCCATATAACAAAAGGCGGGGCAGTACCGACCCTGACGCACCAAATGATTACAGGAAGATAAGAAAATGGCAGGAATAAACGACAACCTAATACCAGCTACCAAAGGTGAAGTACGCAACCCTTATGGCAAGAGTGGCAAAGACGGCACAAAGGGTAAACACCTCAAAACTCTGATACAGGAAATAGGCAACAATATAGAGTGGGACAAAACAACACTCAAAGATAAAGCCCAAATGACTGCTATGTATGGGAACAATGCGTGGAAAGCTATTACCTATGTTGCATTTACTAAGGCAGCAGCAGGGGACATTAAAGCTATGGATTGGTTAAGTAAGAATGGTTACGGCAGTCAGCTAGATATAACCACTGGCGGTGAGCCAATAAGGGGTAGCTTAATTGAGTTTACAGAACACCCAACCGAAGCCGAAGATACAGATACCTAGTTTTATAAGGTCGGCATACCTAGACGACTCTGACATCGTAGTTATTAAAGCTGGACGCAGAACTGGTAAAACATACAACTTTGTAATATGGATTTTACAAGAAATGGACAGCTTGCCTAATCAAGGTGGGTTATGGGTAGACACTAAGCACTCAAACATAGATAAATATATCGAGCGTTACTTTAAGCCGATACTTAAAAAGATGAACCTTTGGGATTTATGCAACTACAATCAGCAGAAAAAAGTATTAAAGCTACACAATGGCGCATATATAGACTTCGGTTCAGCCGAGCGACCAGAACTACTAGAGGGCTTTGGCTATAAGCGTGGTGTATTAAATGAGGGTGGCATTATCTTTAAGAAGCAAAGCCTGTGGTCAAATACACTTTACCCCATGTTAAAACATGCCAAAGTTCGTATAGTGGGTACACCAAAGGGCAAAAATACTTTTGAAACCCTATATATGAGATACCCACATTATACGTTTACAGCCAAAGAGAGTCCTTATTGGACAGACCAAGAGCTACAAGAAGCCAAAGAAACTATGACGCAGGAAGCATACAAGCAGGAAATACTAGCAGAGTTCATTGAGGGTGCTGGTGCAGTGTTCAGAAACATCACAGAGAATATATCGGGCGAGCTATTGCAAGCACCTGTGGCTGGCAGGAACTATGTATTGGCAGCAGATATAGCCAAGCACCAAGACTTTACTGTAATACTAATAGGCGACCTTGAAACCAAGCAAGTGGTGTACCATGAACGCTTTAATCAAATAGACTGGGGTCTACAAAAAGACAGGATTGCTAATGCTTACAGCAAGTTTAACTGTGGCTCTGGCGTAATAGACGCAACAGGTGTAGGCGACGCTGTGTTTGATGACCTACGCAATATGGGGCTAGACCTTGAGGGTTTTAAGTTTACCAGCACCACTAAGCAAGAGCTGGTCAGTAACCTATCAGTAGCTATGGACAACAGCCAAATAAAATACCCTAAGATTGAAACACTTATTGATGAGCTAGAGATATATGCCTATGAGCAACGACCAAACGGACAGTTTAGCTATTCAGCACCAGAGGGCTTTCACGATGATGAGGTTATGGCACTTGCGTTACTGAACAGAGTTATGAACATGCGCAAAGTTATATGGGGTGGCGTGAGATGATATACAAAGTGCTATGTTAGCAGTTATAATAAAGACATACATAATACAGGACAGCAACACTTATGAGCCTTGCAACTAATATACGCAACCTTTTCAAAACTAAGACCATCGACCTATCAGACGCTATCAATCTAAACGACTCAATCGGCTGGCACACTATGTCAGGCAGTTCTACATACAACTTCTACAAAGATAACCAATATGAGAATGGTTACTCAAGTATCACCAAGCTATCTAATTGCTTCGCAACTATCGAGCCTTACACAGTAGACAAGAATAACAAATCTGTATCTAGCAATATACTAGACCGACTATACACACCGAACACTGATATGAGTCCGTATGACTTCCGAGAAGCGTTGATGGTGATGAGCCTAGTACACGACAAGGTGCTTATCCGAGTACACGCTAATGGCGACAGAATTACAGGCGACAGCATTACTGGCTTCACATTCTTAGAGGGCTACAACGAGGAAGTTGTTGGTGGCAAGCGATACTACAGGCTTCTTAATGGCGAACGACTAGACGACAGCACCGTTATTACACTCAAGAGCTTTAACCCTGACGCAGTACAGCAAGGCTTTAGTGCCAGCCGAGCTGCTAGGCGATGGACTCGCATTGATGATTACATAGCTGATTACCAAAAGGGCTTCTTTGAGAATGGTGCAGTACCTAGTGGCGAGATGGTTATTACCGCAGGAACAGCCACAGAGTTTAACGACATTGTAGATATGCTACAGCGCAAGCACAAGGGCGCAAGCAAGAGCAACAACATTACTTATACACACCGACCAACAGATGTGAATGGCAAGCCAATGAACTCACAGATTGAATGGATACCCTTTAGCTCACCAAATAAAGACCTATCACTTAAAGAGCTGTTTGATAACGCTAACAAAAAGATTGATAGCGTGTATGGTGTACCAGCTTCAATCAGGGGCGTAAACGACAGCAACACTTATGCTAGTGTCCGAGTTGATGAGCTTATATTTGTAAAGTACGCATTACAGCCAGCCACACTAAAGATATGGTCGAAGTTTAACCACGAACTCAACCGCATTACTGGTGGCACAGGTCTAGCAATTACCTTTGAGTTAGAACTACCACAGCTTGCTGATGAGGAAAAGGTCAAAGCGGAAGCTAAAGCAGTAGACGCACAGACAGTAACCAACCTTACTACACAGGGCTACACACTAGAGAGCGCAATATCGTATGTACAGACAGGGAATATCGAAGCATTAAAGCTCGGTGAGATTAAGCCAACTGAACTACCAGAAGTTACAGACCAGACGGAAGTTAAGGACACACCCGACCAGCCAGTAGACCTGTCAATGACATCTCAAAAAAAAAAGAAGCTAACCAGACTCACTAGACTAGAGTACGAAGTCAAGTTGTACAACGTAGTTAAGACACGCATGGAAAAACAAGTTGCTGATGTGATTGCTAACCTAGATAAACTTACCAAAGCTATTACAGAGGACGACCCGATTGCTGATGATGAGGATTACAAGCTCGCACAGGGCATGTCGCTGGTTCTGCTAGGTTTAATCGGCTATCAGGGTGCTATAGAGCATAAAGCAAACGTCAAGCTCATAGCGCAAGCTGGCATTGATACTAGTAATGTCGGTGCATTTGAGATGACCCCAGCACAAAGGGCGCAGTATAAGACTTATGTTGAAAAGGTATCTGCTGGCTATAACGCACAGACTAGCCAACGCATACGAGATATATTGCAAGAGGGCAAGGCTACAGGCGCAACACAAGCCGAGATTAAAGACCGATTGACCACAATACTCGCAGAGGAGTACCGCATACAGCGCATAGCCACTACCGAGATAAACAAAGCTGGTGCAGATAGCAGTCTATTCAGCATGAAAAACGCAGCAAAAGAGTCAGGCGCAACAGTCGATAAGCTATGGACGCATGGTGGCACTGATGACCCCTGTGAGTTTTGTGATGAGCTGATTGGTGAGAGTGCAGGGCTAGAGGAGAACTTCCTTGACTTAGGTGACAGCCTTGTTAGTGCAAGTGGTGCAGTGTTCGAGAACGACTTTGAAGCCAATGATGATGGTGGTTTACACCCGAACTGCCACTGCTATTTAACATACAAGGTAGAGAGGAACTAACATGGACATAAATTGTAAACATTGTGGTCGCTACTTGTTCAAGCGACAAGGTACAATAGTAATAGAGGGTTTAATATGCCCCAACAGTAAATGTAAGGCTCGTCTTAACTTCAAATATATTCAAGCCGACACACTAAAAGACATAAGGCATAAGTTCGTTGAAGCCGAAACAGAGCCAAAGAATAAGCAAGCAGAGGTTAGCTAAATGAAAACTATACAAACTAGATACGGTGCAAGCGTTGAGCTAACCATTACTATTGATGATGACTTAGCTGATACCGCTACTATATATGTGGGCTTACCACAAGAAACCGCTATATTCACTAAGACTGCCAGCTTTACTTCTGGTGTTGCTGACTTATCGCTCGACCCGACTGATACTGAACTACCACTAGGCACATATAACTACCAGATTAACGTTAGCTACACTGACGGACGCTTAGATAAATACCCTAACCCTGCTAACTGTGATGGTGATTCTTTACCAGAGTTTATAGTATTGGAAGCACTAGACGTAACAGAGGTATCGTAATGTCCACTATATCGCTAGGGTCATCAGACAATAGCATTACAGTCAGTAACACAGAAACTAGCTATACTCTAGCTACTAACGATAATGTGATTACTGTATTGCCAAAGAACACAAGCAACCTATCGTTGAGTACAGAACCCAACTCTATTAGCTTAGGTAGCGATATTAACGCAATAAACGTTACAAGGTCGAGTGTTGGGGCTACAGGCGCAACTGGTGCAACAGGCGCACAGGGCGTAAAAGGCGATACGGGAAACACAGGCCCTCAAGGACCAACAGGTCTAACTGGCTCTCAAGGGGCTATAGGACCACAAGGTATCAAGGGTGATACTGGTAACACTGGTGTTACAGGCTCTACTGGACCACAAGGCATACAGGGGGCGACAGGGGCTATAGGCGCAACTGGTGCAACTGGTGCAACTGGTCCTGCTGGCGTTGGAGTACCAGAGGGTGGTACAACTAACCAAGTCTTAGCTAAGACTTCAAATACTGACTACGACACTCAGTGGGTAGCCAGTGCTGGCGCAGTAGACTCAGTTAATAGTCAAACAGGCGCAGTTGTTCTTGACCAAGATGATGTCGGTGATGGTACTACATACAAACAATACAGCTCTACAGAAAAAACTAAGCTGTCAGGTATAGCCACAGGTGCAACAGCTAACTCATCAGACGCTACTTTATTAAACAGGGCTAATCATACTGGAACACAAGTAGCTAGTACAATTTCAGACTTCTCTAGTTCGGCAGACGCTCGTATTGCTAGTGCAGCAGGTGTCAGCGTAGCTTCATTATCTGGTGGTAAGATACCGTCAAGCCAGATACCAGCAGTCGGTCTTGTAACAGTGCAAACGGCAGCTTCACAGGCAGCACAACTAGCCTTAACGACTCAAGAGGGCGATGTGGTTGTTCGTACAGACACAAGTGTTACCTATATGCGAAACTCTGGTACTGCTGGAACAATGGCAGACTTTACCCTATTAAACACGCCAGCAGACGCTGTAACAAGTGTTAATGGCAATACTGGTGTTGTTACCCTTGCCAAAGGCGATGTAGGTTTAGGTAATGTTGATAATACTTCAGACGCAACTAAGGACTCCGCTGTAGCAAATCTTACGAATAAAAACCTAAACTCTGGCACTAATACGTTTCCAACACTCAATCAAAATACAAGTGGTAGTGCTGCGACACTTACAACAGGGCGCACGATAGGCACACTAACAGGCGACGCTACATCTGCTGGCAGTTCGTTTAATGGTTCAGCTAACAATACTAACGCAGTAGTTGTTGCTAGAATTAACGGAGTATCAATGGCTGGACTCGCCACAGGTATCTTAAAGAACACCACCACAACAGGCGTACCTAGTATCGCTGTTGCTGGCGACTTCCCAACACTTAACCAGAACACCACAGGTAGTGCTGCAACCCTGACCACCGCACGAACAATCAACGGCACATCATTTAATGGCTCGGCTAACATTACTGTTACCGCAGCTGGTTCAACACTCTCAGACACAGTAACAATAGCTAAGGGTGGTACTGGTGCAATTACAGCACCCCTAGCTCGAACAGCACTAGGTTTAGCTATCGGCACAGACGTTCAGGCGTATAACGCCAGCACCACTATACTTGGCAACACTACTACTGGCTCAGGCTCAATCGTACTAGGAACATCACCGAGCCTTACAACCCCTATAGTATCTCAATTTGGCACAGCTTCAGGACTAGGTGCTGCTTGGGCTAGCTGGACACCCACACTAACCGCTGCTTTTGGTAGTTGGACTCTAGGTAACGGTACACTTGATTGTAAGTATATACAGATTGGCAAGACAGTTCATTTTAGGTTTAGCTTTACGTTCGGCTCAACAAGCGCAATGCCAATTGTTCAGCCACGGTTTAGTCTACCCGTAACGGCGGCAACCTATGGTGGCGCAAGTGGTACTCCTATAGGCTTAGTC